CGAGTACGAAAGTAAGCTCAATCCGGCTACGCAGCAGTACGAGCCTACGATAAAGAAGCAGGTGCGTACAAAGAAGCGTGTGGTTCCATCAACGGAAGCAATCAAGTTTTATCTTAGCAACAAGGCTCCCGAGGAATGGAAGAATCGTATCGAGCAGAACAATACGGGTAACCTTGTTACTGACCTTAATATTAAGCACGTGAGCGTAAGTCCTGATGATGCTAACTTCCCATCAAGCGAAAGCGAGGTAGATGTATGAATGAAGTAATGTACAGCAGTAAGTCGGAGCTTTGGGGGACACCTCAATATTTCTTCGATGAGTTGAACAAAGAGTTTGGGTTCGACTTAGACCCGTGTGCTCTACCATCAAATGCAAAGTGCGATCGCTTCTTCACTCCCGAAGAAGATGGGTTAGCCCAAAATTGGGGGGGGGCAAAAGTGTTTTGCAATCCACCTTACGGAAAGGATATATCAAAATGGGTGCGTAAGAGTTATGAAGAAAGTAAGAAGCCAAATACGTTGGTGGTTATGCTTTTGCCAGCAAGGACTGACACAGCTTATTTCCACGACTACATATACCACAAGGCAGAGATACGTTTTGTCCGTGGGCGGTTACATTTCAATGAATCAAAGAATAGCGCACCGTTCCCGTCAATGGTTGTAATATTCAGAGAAAAGGAGATGCAAGGATGAGTGAGGTAACGCTTGTAAAGGATTGTAAGGGTAGCAGCTACATCATAAGCAAGAAACGATGTGGCATAACGCAATGCCTGTATATGTCTGTAGAGGATTTGCAGCAGTTACAGGTATTGCTTAATGAGAAGTTAGATGAGATACGAGCACAAGAGTTAGCAGGTGTATGATAGCCACGACCGATTTGTTTTCTGTCCTGCCCCTGTTTGATGCAAACATCAACAGCACGGAACGCACGGTGGTGAACCAAGGCGGTACATCATCGGGAAAGACCTACAGCATTATGCAGGTCTTATTCGTGCTGGGTATGCAGGAAGCAAGACAGGTGATAACGGTCGTAGGACAGGATATACCTAACTTGAAAGTAGGTGCTTATCGTGATGCTAAGACGATACTTGAGAAAAGCCCGTTGCTCAGTCAATGGTGGAACACTATTAATGATGGCGAGCGTATCATCAAGTGCGTTAATGGCAGTATCATCGAGTTCAAGAGTTATGCAGACGAGCAGGATGCAAAGAGTGGTAAGCGTGACTATCTGTTTATCAATGAGGCGAACGGTATTCCGTATGGCGTGTACTGGCAGCTATCCATCCGTACCCGTAAGAGGGTGTTCCTTGATTATAACCCCACGGCAAGGTTTTGGGTGCACGATGAGGTGATAGGTAAGCCGGACACAAGGCTTATCATCAGCGACCACAGAAAGAACTATTTTCTCACGGATGATGAACACCAGCGTATCGAGGGCATAGCCGACAAGGAATATTGGAAAGTATATGCTCGTGGGCTGACGGGAAAGATAGAGGGCTTGGTGCTTACGAATTGGGAGATATGCGAGGAACTGCCGCCTGAGGAAGAATGGAAGATGGTGTGCTATGGCTTGGACTTCGGTTTTACAAATGACCCGTCAGCATTGGAGCAGGTAGTGCTGGCACACGGGGAGCTTTGGGTAAATGAACTGATATACAGCACAGGGCTTACGAACCCCGACATAGCGGAGCGAGCAAGTGAGCAGGGATTGACAAGCCAACAGCAGATAATAGCGGATTGTGCCGAACCAAAGAGTATCAGAGAACTACAAGCAGCAGGGCTGTGGGTTACAGCAAGCCCAAAGGGTGCCGATAGTATCATCAATGGTTTGGATATATTGAAGCGATACAAGATACACGTTACCCGTAGGAGTACGGGCATACTTGATAACTTACGTTCTTATAAGTGGGCAAAGGATCGTGACGGAAACACGACCAACAAGCCCGAGGATAAGAACAACCACGGAATAGATGCGCTGCGTTATGTGGCTTTAGCGAAGCTGCGAGAGCACCGTGAGGTGCGAGGGGTACGCAGACGTAATTAGCTTCCTATACCACCCGTTTTGCAATAATCAGTTAATAGGTAAAAATAGATTTTTGGTTTTATGTAATTTGTAATATCATAGGTTAGTTTTTCTTTGGTATAGGAAGATTTGTTTTTAGAGGTTCGGGTACTGGTGCGAGAGCATAGGTGCCCGTTTTTAGTTAAACTAAATTAAAACATAAGGAATTACGTAACAACAGATAAGGATTTTCCTTATCTTTGCAGGCACATAGCAGAGGGTTAGTTGTGTGATAACAAGAGTATTAACCCACTAAAAAAGAAAAAGAATGAAGATTTGTAGTTGTCCCGCAGCAAGTTCGCTCACTACTATTCCAAACGTACAGTGTGCCGAAACTTTTGGGCAGATTCAGAAAGTCGCATTTATGCGTTTGAGGAAAGCTGACGGCTCCGTTAACTCGTTCATTGACGGTGCAACCACTGGTATTAACAAGTTAGCAGCATGGACTGCAAAGATGGCTCTTACCGATGGTGGCAAGGTTGTAATCTCTCCTTATGTTCAGGCACCCACTAACGAAGCAGGCGAAGCCCGTACCTTTGGCGGCGGTAACGAAACCCTTGATGGTATCGAGCTGGTGATTGGTCGTAACCCATCGACCTTTACTGGTGTGTTGCGTTCCGTACCACAGAGCGTTATCAAGGTAATGAAAGAGTTGCAGTGCGAGGCTCAGGCTGGTAATCTTGGTGTGATTCTGTTCGATGAGAACGGCAATATCGAGGCTATCGAGCAGAGTGTTACAGAGGGTGGCACTACAACAGTATCGCACCTGCCTATTCCTATCCGTTCGCTCTTTATCAGCGATAAGGCTCATGGCGGTTTGGAGGCTCCAGACAGTAACAACATCAGCTGGTCGTTCCCACCGAACTATTCGGATGATTTGGCTATCGTTGTTCCTGATGATTTCAACCCGCTAACTGACCTCATCCCCGCAACCACATAACAAGGCTTATGGCAAAGGTAACTAAGGTAACCCTCGCCACAGCCAATGAGGGTGCAGAACAGAAGTTCGATATCGACCACGCAGAGCGTATCTTGGCGATACCGAACAGCGGTTGGAAACTCGTTGATGAAGATTACGAATACGTAGATGGCACTATCAATCGAAGAGATAAGAAGAAAGGCAAGTGAGCAGCGCAAGAAAAGCGTTATATCGCTGGCGGTGTTGCATCAGAACAGACTTAGGTTTCATGCCGAGGTTGTTCCGAGTACACCAGCCTTAGCTTCGTGGATGTATCGTGGCAAGAGCAGAGAGGAACTTTCTCCTTTATTCGCAGGTCATGAGGGCGTAGCGCAGGCGTTGACCGATTTCTTGGCAATGGTGCAGAACCTGATACCAAAGGATAAGTTTGAAACGTTCAAAACGCTATTCCGTTTCCCCGTTATCACTAACGAGATATTAGCCGTTTGCTACGATAAGTTAAGCCGTATCTTCGATGGACGTAACCCAGCGTTTAACTATCAGTTTGCAGCCACAGAGCAGCGAGATGATTGGGAGTGGTACAGACAAGAGCGATTAGGTGAGCCTACGGTATGGAGTACCAAAGGATGGGACTTTTTTAAAACGCAGATAAATAGTGTTTTGATTGTTGACCTGCCCGAGGTGCAAGAGGCTGGCGACAGATACCCACAGCCGTATTTCTATTGGCTACCCATACGTGATGTTATTGACTTCAAGGCTGACCCACAGACGGGACAGATGAAGTATATTATCTTCCGTCAGGATGACGATAAGATAGCGGTATTCGATGATGAGAGCCGCCGAGTGTTCAAGTCAAAGAATAATGAAGTGGGTGAGCTGATAGCCGAGGCACGACACGACTTAGGTTACTGCCCTGCTCGTTTCTTTTGGTCGGAACCAATGAGCCTCGACAAGCCCGACATCAAGCAGAGTCCTGTAACAAAGGAACTCGACCACTTGGATTGGTATCTGTTCTTTGCCATCAGCAAGCGCAATCTCGACACTTACGGCTCTTATCCAATTTATTGGGGTTATCAGCAGGATTGTGATTTCCATAATGATGAGTGCGAGTGTGATGGTGGCTTCCTGAAAGACAGAAAAGGTCAATGGCTGTACGATAACAACGGCTTGATGATACCCTGCCCCGTATGTAGTCAGAAACGCCTGACGGGTGCCGGTTCGTTCGTTGAGATACCCGTACCCGATGCCAACGAGGGACAGCCCGACCTCAGTAACCCCGTGGGTATGCTGGAGGTTGACCGCGATAGCCTCGACTATAACCACGAGGAAGAGAAACGCCTGCGTTCTGACATTATTACAGCCATCGTAGGTACCAACGAGGAAATAACAACCCGTGATGCTTTGAATGAGCAGCAGATTAAGGCTAATTTTGAAAGTCAGTCAACCGTACTGCAACGAGTAAAGAAAGGCTTTGAGGAAGCACAGAAATGGGTAGATGACACTATCGCCCGTGAGCGTTACGGAACGGCTTTTATCAGCAGCAGCATAAACTACGGCACAGAGTTCTATCTTTTTACAAGCGACGAACTACGTGAGCGTTACAAGCTGGCAAAGGAAGCAGGTATGAGCGAAGCTGATTTGGATGCGTTATTGCAGCAGATTATCGAAACAGAGTACAGAAACAATCCGCAGCAGATGCAGCGTATGATTATCCTTGGTGACTTGGAGCCTTATCGACACCTGACACGTAACGAGGTGCAGGGGTTGTATGATAAGAACCTTGTAACCATCGAGGAGTTGCTGATAAAGCTAAACTTTGCAGACTTCATTCGTAGGTTCGAGCGTGAGAACATGAACATCATTTCTTTTGGCGAGAACATCGACTACGATAAGAAGATAAATACGATTAAGGAACGTCTTACGGACTATGCCCGTGAGATTATACCGCAAAAAGTTGAACCAATAACAGAATAGCGTTATGACAAAACAGACCCAGCAGATGCCACTACTTATGATTGTAGGGAACATCGCACTCCTGACAGACAAGGAGACAGAGCAGATTA